GTCGCTGGCGATGAACATCCTGGTCACCGTCGTGATGCTGATCGTCGCGCAGCTCTGGGTCGTCGAATCGCGCCCCGGCATGCTCTTAGCCTTCGTCGTCGCGCTCGGCCTCGGCTTCACCGGCTATTCGCTGATCGAGCTGCTCGGCGAGGAACTGAAATCCTATCTGAAGCGGCTCTTTGCCGCGCTCCCGATTCCCAGCCTGAAGGCGGGCAAGACGACGCCCGCCGCTCCCGCCGACACTGCCGAGGACACCGCGTCATGAGTTATTTCGAACTGGCGATCATCGCCTTCATCTTGCTGGGCATCTGCTTTCTGCTGTTCCGCGGCGGTCAGGCCAATCCCGAAGGCACCGGTCGCCTGGCGCGCCGCATCGGCAAGGTCGAACAGACGCTCGCCGAAAAGGCCACGACCGAAAGCGTCGATGCCGCCCGATCGGAGCTGGCCGCGCTGAGCGCGAAGGTCGGCAAGCTCGAAACCGAAATGGCCGGCGATCGCCGCGTCAACCAGCTGACCTATGAAGCGGTGCGGCGGCTGGAGAATTTCTTTCTGCAGAGGGGCACCGGGGCGTGAGCTACGCTGACTTTCACTTCGAACATGTCCGGCTGACGATCCTCCGCCTCCTCGCCGAGGCGCCGGGCTATTCGGCGAACGACAGCATCCTGACGATGGGCGTCAATGCCATGGGGCTGATCTGCACGCGCGCGCAGACGCGCACGAACCTCGACTGGCTGGCGGAGCAGCGGCTGGTCCGGCTCGTGAAGCCGACGGACACGCTCACCGTCCCGACCATTACCGAGCACGGCATGGATGTCGCCGCGGGCCGTTCGTTCGTCGCCGGGGTGCAACGTCCCGGCCCCGGAAGCTGAGATGGCCCGCCGTCCCGCGCGCAAGCCGGCGCGCCATCAGCCGTCGTCGATCGACAAGCTCGATCCCGAAATCCGCACCATGATCAGCACGCTGAAGCTCGATCACGGCTGGACGATCGACCAGATACGCGAGCGGTTGCTCGCTATGGGGCAGACCGTCAGCCGGTCGGCGCTCGGCCGTCACACCCGTACGTTGCAGGATATCGCGGGCGAGATGCGCGAGGCGCAGGCGATGGCGACCGCGCTGGCGCGCGAGGTCGGCGACGCCGACCAGTCGCGCATGCTCGACGTCAACGTCCAGCTGCTCCAGTCGAACATGTTCAAGCTGATGCTCGCGTCGGCCGAGGGCGACGGCGAAGGCGTCCAGCTGAAGCCGAGCGAGGCCAAGGCCTTCGCCGACGCGCTGCGCTCGATCGCGCTGACCCGCAAGACCGACCTCGACCTGATCGAGCGGGCCGAGAAGCGCGCGGCCGACAAGGCGAGGACCGAAGCCGCAGAGGCGGCAAAAGGCGCCGCGAAGGCACGCGGCCTCGATGCCGATCTCGCGAACTATATTTACGATTCTGTCCTCCTCGGGGCCAGCTGATGCTGGCCGATCCGACGCCCGTCCAGCGCGCTGAGGAGCGCGAGGCCGCCGAGGCAGCATTTGTCACCCTCCCGCGCGAGGCGTTGCTGCTGCCCTATCAGGCCAGCGCGATGGCACGCATGCGCGCCGGCGTCTCGCTGCTCGTCATTGAAAAGTCGCGGCGTATCGGCCTGACGTGGGCAGTCGCGGCCTTCGCTGTGATGTCGGCCGCGTCGCAGGCATCGGCTGGCGGCGATAACTGCTGGTACATGGGTTATGACATGGAGATGGCGCGCGAGTTCATAGAAACCTGCGCCATGTGGGCGCGCTCCTTTGGCATAGCCGCCGAAAAGGCCGATCAAGAAATCCTTCCCGATGGCGACAAGGAAGTCCTCGCCTTCCGAATCCGCTTCGCCTCGGGCTTCAAGATCGTCGCGCTGCCGAGCGTGCCACGCGCGATCCGCGGCAAACAGGGCAAGGTCCTGATCGACGAAGCCGCCTTCCACAAGAATATTGCCGAGACGCTGAAGGCCGCGATCGCGCTGCTGATGTGGGGTGGCCAGGTCATCGTCTGGTCCACCCACGACGGTGCCGACAACCCCTTCAACGTGCTGATCGACGATATCCGCGCGGAGAAGAAAAAGGGCGAGGTCCTGACGATCGACTTCGACCAGGCTATCAAGGATGGGCTGTACGAGCGCATTGCCCTGGTCGCCAAGGTGAAGGGCAAATCGATCTTGCCGAAAGAAGAGTGGATCGAGGATATCTTCGATACCTATGGCGACGCCGCGGACGAGGAGCTGCGGTGCATACCTTCGGCGGGGTCGGGATCGTTGATCAAGCCCGAGGACCTGACTGCCGCCGAACACGAGGACTGCGGAAAGCCCGACCTTTATATGGGCGGCCCATGTTTCGGCGGCCGCGACGTTGCGCGGCGGCGAGACGGGGCGATCATCTGGAACTTCGAGCATATCCGCCAAGTGCTGTGGCTGCGTGACCGGTACGAAAAGGTGGGATCGTCCTTTGCCGATCAGGACCGATTTATGGACGAATTGTTCGTCATCCGTCGCATGCTGTCGATGTGGATTGACCAGACGGGCATGGGTGAAAAGGTCGTCGAGGACGCGATCCGGCGGCATGGTAGCCGTGTCGTAGGCAAGCTGCTGACCGGTCCCACCCGCCTCGATCTTGCGCTCAGCCTCGCGGATCGTTTCGCACGTGGCCTGATCCGCATTCCGCCTTGCCCCATCATCCGCGCCGATCTTCGGGCTATCAAGCGCGTTGGCAGCGAGGAATCGGGAACGATCCGGATCGTCAACGAGGGCAAGGTTCACGCCGACCGCTTCTGGGCAGCCGCGCTGGCGAGCCGCGCCGCCGACATGCCGCCTGCACTCTACCGATATCAGTCAGTCAGCGGCCATGCCTCGTCCGGGCGCGATCGCGACCATTTCGATGACGAAGGACCCAATCGACACCGCCGGGGCAGCCGCTTCGGCCGAGGAGCTTATTGATGAACGAAGACGCTATCGCGATCGCCGCGCCGATGTGCGCTGCCATCCAGACCGCCCTTGATAACGCGAAAGCGCATCCGGGATGCGATGCGCAATGGCTCGCGATCGCCCGGACGGATTTCGAGAAGGCGCTGCTCGCATTCGGCACCGCGCTCGATGGCGGGGGCATCCTCAATGGCTGATCCGATGTCGCCCCCGCCGCGCATTCCCCTGGTCTGGGCCAATGGCCAGCTGATGCAGCGCGAGCAGTTGCCGCGCGAGGTCGCGGCGCCGCGCATGTCGTCGGTGCGCTCGATCATCTCGGGCCACCCCGCCGCGGGCATCGACCCGCGTCGCCTGGCGAACATCCTGCGCCAGGCCGAGGACGGCGATGCCACCAGCTACCTCGAACTTGCCGAGGAGATGGAGGAAAAGGATCTCCATTATCTGTCAGTGCTCGGCACCCGGAAACGCGCCGTCGCGCAGCTGCCGATCGAGGTCGAAGCGGCGGGCGAGGAGCCGCATCACGAAGCGCAGGCCGACTTCGTGCGCAAATGGCTGAAGCGCGATATGCTCCAGCACGAAATCTTCGACATCCTCGACGCTATCGGCAAGGGCTTCAGCGCGACCGAACTGATCTGGCAAACGCGGCCCGGCCGATGGCTGCCGCACGAGCTGAAGCGGCGCGACCCGCGCTGGTTCGAATTCGATCGCATCAACGGCGAGACGCTGAAGCTGCGCACCAGCGGTTCCGAGCCCGAGGCACTCGCCGCCGGCAAGTTCATTGTCCATGTTCACCCGGCGAAGTCGGGCCTGCCGATCCGCGGCGGCCTGGCGCGCGCGGTCGCCTGGGGCTGGATGTTCAAGAACTTCTCGATCAAGGACTGGGTCAGCTTCCTCGAAACCTACGGCATGCCGATGCGGATCGGCAAATATGACAATGGCGAAACCGAGGATAATATCGCGATCCTGATGCGCGCCGTCGCCGATCTCGGCAGCGACGCGGCCGCTGTGTTCCCCAAAACGATGGATGTCAGCTTCGAACAAGCAAATGCCGGCAGCGCGCCGGGCGACCTGTGGAAGTCGATGGCGCAATATATCGACGACCAGATCAGCAAGGCCGTGCTCGGCCAGACGAACACTACCGACGCCAAGTCGGGCGGCCTCGGTTCGGGGCAGGCCGACGTCCATAACGATGTCCGCAAGGATATCCGCGACGCCGACGCGATGCTCGTCGCCGCGACGCTCAACCGCGACCTCGTCGTTCCGATGATCATGTTCAACTTCGGGCCGCAGGAAGATTATCCGCGCATCACGATCGGCGAACCCGACGCGGTCGACGTCAAGGCGCTGACCGAGGCGGCGGTCGCGCTGGTCCCGCTGGGCCTTCAGGTGAGCGCGAAGCGGCTGGGCGAAAAGACCGGCTTGCCACTCGCCGAGGGCGGCGAGGAAGTGCTCAAGCCGGCCTCGAATCCAGACCCGGCAAATTTGCCCTCAGGAGCCGCACCAGGCACGCTCCCCGGCCTGCCCCAGCGGGCAAGGGCGACTCCTGCCCTCTTAGGCCCTCTTAAAACGCCTGTGGGGCGTATCGGGGTCGCCAGCTCGGACCCCAATCCCGACTATCGCGACGCGATCGACGAATCCGCCGACGCATTCCTCGACGACTGGGTCGAGCTGGTCGAACCGATCCTGTCGCCGATCGAGCAGCTCGTCGCGTCGGCCACCTCGCTCGAACAGGTCCGCGACGGGCTGACCGGGCTGATCGGCCAAATGGACGAAAGCGGCCTCGCCGGCATGGTCGCGATGGCGGGCTTCGCATCGCGCCTCGCCGGCGACGCCGCGCAACAGCGCGACGAGCGCGAGGCGGGCTGATGGCGGACGGCGATATCGGTCAGGTTCATTTCGGCGCCTGGTTCGACTTCACGCGGCCAACCGCCGCGCCGTACCTCGACGCCGCCGGCATTGTCGTGACGGCGCCAGTGAACGGGCCGCGCTTCGACCATGACGCCGAGGGCGCGCCGATCGGCCTGCTCGTCGAGCCTGGCGCCGAGCTGGGCCAGGCCGATCGCGCGCGGCTTCAGGTCGACGCGATCGGCGCCACCGTCGCCACCGTGCTGCACGCCTTCCTCGGCGACGAGGGCGAGGTCTGCCGCCGCGCCTGGTACAGCCGCGATCCGCAAGCGACGATCGACGCCTGCCTCGGGCAGGCCGCGCATCATCTGAGCATCGCCGCCGTTCCCGGCTATCGCCCGCGGCTCGGCGCGTCGGGCGTCGGCTTCGTGCGCTATCGCGGCCTCGACTGGCAATTGACCGAGCTGCTCGGCACCGGCGAGGGCGAGGCGCTCGGCGACGGCGACGGCCGCGCCATGATCGGTGCGTGATGGACGAGGAGGCGATCCCGTTCGGCCTGGCGCCAAAGGAGGCGCTCGCCTGGTTCCGCGCCAAGGGCTTCACCTTCGGCTTTTCGTGGCAGGATGTCTGGCACGAAGAGCACGGCCGCGGCTTTACCGTCGCCAAGGCGATGACCCGCGACGTGCTCGAGACAATCCGCGAGGCGGTCGACCGCGCGATCGCCGAGGGCGAAACGCTCGAGCAATTCAAAAAGGACCTTCGGCCCAAGCTCGAAAAGCTCGGCTGGTGGGGTCAGCAGCGCGCGATCGACCCCTTGACCGGCCAGACCGAGACGGTGCAGCTCGGCAGCCCGCGCCGGCTGAAGACGATCTTCCAGACCAATATGCGAACCAGCTATGCCGCGGGGCGCTGGGAGCGCATCCAGCGCAACAAGCGCGCCTTCCCGCTGCTCGAATATGTGTCGGTGATGGATGGCCGCGAGCGGCCCGAGCATCACGCCTGGCACGCAACGGTGCTGCCCGTCGACGATGTCTGGTGGAATGAGCATTATCCGCCGAACGGCTGGAACTGCCGCTGTGTCGTCAAGCCGGTGTCGCGCGGCCAGGCGCAGCGCCGCGGGCTGAAGGTGACCGAGCCCGAAGTCTTCGAAGGCCGCGAATGGGTGAACAAGCGGACCGGCGAGGTCCATATCATCGAAAAGGGCGTCGACCCCGGCTGGGCCTATCATGTCGGCAAGGCGCGCCACGATGGCCTGACACCCGGCCCGATGAACGGCGACGGTCTGGCGGCCATGAGCAGCCTCTCAGCGGGCGATGAGAAGGCAGTCAATGGCTTCCTTGCCGCCTTCGGTATGACGACCAGGGCAGCGGCGATCGGCGGCCGCACCTATGTCGACGCAGGCAACTGGCCGATCGCGATCGCAGCGAGCTGGTTCCGCGACGACGCCGGCGGCATGTCGTTGCCTGCGGGGCTCGACGCGGCCGAGCTGGATGACGTCGCCGCGGCGATCCTGTCACCTTCCGAAATCCGCTGGCTGTGGATCGCGACGAAGGATGCGCCGGCGCAGCTCGTCCGCCGCTACTTCGGTCAGCCCGATGCCGACGGCGCGGTCATGGTCGTCGATGTCGCGCGCTGGTGGCGCGCGAAGCGGATGTCGGCGCCGCGCGCGGCCGCAGCGAGGAAAGGTGCTCTCGCCTGGTCGCCCGAGATGGCGATCGCCGCCTTCGACCCGTCCCAGCCCCGACATCCGAAGGGCAGCCGCGACGGCGGGCGGTTCCGGTCGAGCGGCCGCGGCGTCGTGCTGGCGAGCCTGACGGGCGATCGCGCCTTCTTTCGCAAGAAGGTCGTCGGGCAGGTCTCTGGCGATGCCGCCGATCGCGCGAAGGAAGCGGGTTTCGATATCGCCGGCAAGGGCGTCGCGATCGAGCATTCGATGGCGCTGCACATTCTGGACCAGCACGGCGTCGGCAAGGAACTGCGCGCGGACCAGGTCGCGATCGCGCCGCGCGATGTCGTCGGCGCCTCGCGGCACGTCAATGCGGCGACGATCTTCCTGCCGGCGAACAAGCGCGGCCGTGGCGGCATCGAGCGCGTCGAGATCCGCGACGGCAACACGCATATGCTGTTCGAGAACGGCGGTCGCAATCTGACGCTGGTATCGATGTATCGGAAGAAGTGACGGCGAGCCTCCATGCAGAGCCTGGTGGCGGAACGTCCGAAACGAGCGCCGTCTGCGATCCCTATAGCCCGAATCATCTTACCGTGCAATGAACGCTCAGGCGCGCGGGTATCTCTGCTGAAACAGTTCATCTGACGCGGCTTCCCTGACCTCTCCATAGCAAGCTTATCGACCGGCGCGGGGCCGGGCGCGGGGAGCGTTGCGGACGTGGCACGGGGGAAAGCCCAGCTTGCAAATTTGACCTACGGGGCCGTGATCGTCGCGGTTGCGTCGGTCGGCGGCCATGACGTTGGTCCCGCCGACACGATCCAGCTTCTCGCTATCGGCGCCAATCCATCGCGCAACGGCAAGCCGCCAGTGGTCCGCGTCGACGATATCGCACACGCCAACCGCATCGCCGCTGCCACCGCTGCCCATCACCGCAGCAACGACATCGTGATCGACTATGATCATCAGTCGATGTTCGGCGCTCGCGCCGGCGTCGGCGGCACCGCCCGCGCAGCAGGCTGGATGAAGCGGGTCTACGCCACCGACCAGGGCGTGTTCGCCGATGTCGAATGGACCGATGCCGCCGCAAGCGCGCTCGGCGGTCGCGAGTATCGCTACATCTCCCCCGTCTTCCAGCACGATGCCCAAGGGCGCGTCGTGCGCATCATCAACGCGGCGCTGACCAACACGCCGTCGCTCGATCTCGCCGCCGTGGCGAGCGCCCTTTCAACCGCAGACGAAAGTGAAACCATGAACTTTGCAAATATTGCCAAGGCCCTTGGCCTTGGCGAAGACGCGAGCGAGGAGGAAATCCTCCGCGCGATCGCGAACCATACGGCGGCCGCCACGATGACGGCGATCGCTACGGCCATGGGTGTCGGCGCTGACGCCGATCTCGTCGCCACCGCCACCGCGCTGAAGGCCAGCGCCGATGCCGGTGCCCCCGATCCGGCGAAGTTCGTGCCGATCGAGACCGTCGCCGGCATGCAGACCTCGATCCAGTCGCTCACTGCACAGGTCGGCGTGCTCCAAGGCGACAAGCTCAAGGTCAAGATCGACAAGGCGCAGGAAGACGGTCGGCTCGCGCCGGCGATGGTCGCCTACGCGACGTCCATCACCGACGAAACCAAGCTCGACGAGCTGCTCGCCGCGCTTCCGGCCACCAATCTCGGCAAGCCCGCGATCGAGGGCGGCAAGATCGCCGCCGATGGCAAGCTCACCGACGAACAGGTCGCGCTGTGCTCGTCGATGGGTTGGGACCCCGAAGCCTATCTCGCTCAGCTGAAGAAGGACGCCGAATAATGGCCGCTCTGACCGGACCCCGCCGCACGTCGCAGCGCGCGACGAACCACGAACATAATTTCGGCGTGAAGGCCAACGTCCAGATTTTCGCTGGCGCGCTGGTCATCCTCGCGGGCGGCTTTCTTCGCCCGGCGCGTGAAGGCCAGGGCGGCGACAATGCCGCCAAGGCCGCCGATGCCGCGACCTATCGCGCGATCGGCATCGCCAGCGACAGCGCCTTGGGCAACGGCGTCGATGGCGGCGTGACGCTCGACGTCTCCTCGGACGGGCCGTTCCCCTTCGCAATCGGCGGCGGCGGCGACGCCGTCACGCGCTCCGACGTCGGCAAGCCCGTCTACGTCATCGACGATCAGACGATCGGCAAGACCAACCCCAACGCGACGCGGTGCGTCGCCGGGTGCCTGGTCGACGTCGCCGACGGCGTCGCCTGGGTCGAAGTTTCGCCCGTCATTTCCGCCGCGCTGACCGCCTGAAGCCCGGCCTGAGGAGTATCTTAAATGGCAATTCGTCAAATCACGGTCGCGCTGCTCAACAATCTGCGCACCGGCTTCAAGACCGACTTCCAGCGCGGCATCGACAAGGTGCAGCCGACGTTTCTGAAGTTTTCGACCAAGGTCAATTCGTCGACCAAGATCGAGACTTACGGCTGGCTGGGCGATTTCCCGCGCTTCCGCAAATGGGTCGGCGCCAAGGTCGTCAAGCGGATGGCCGAAAAGGCCTACAAACTGCTCAATGAGCCGTTCGAAGTCACGCGTGGCATCAAGAAGCACGACATCGAGGACGACAACCTCGGTCTCTGGGGTCCGATGATCGAGGGCTGGGGCGAGGAAGCCCAGGCGCTGCCCGATCGTTTGGCCTATGACGCGCTCGCCAAGGGCCATCTCAACGAATGCTATGACGGCCAGAATTTCTTCGACGACGAGCATCCGATGGCGGGTGCGGTCGTGTCCAACATGAGCGCCGCTGGCCCCTCGCAGCCGTGGTACGTGCTTGTGACCGGAAAGTCGCTGAAGCCGATTCTGATCCAGGAGCGCGAAAAGCCGCACTTCCACATGGTCACCGAAATGACCGACAGCGAAATCTTCAAGACCGGTGAATTTCTTGTCGGCGGTGAAGCTCGCTACGGTGCCGGCTACACCTATTGGCAGCTCGCCTATCGTTCGACGCTCGACCTGACGCCCGCCAATTACGAGGCGGCGCAGTCGGCCATCATGGCACTGACCGACGACGAGGGCGAGCCGCTCGAACTGAAGGGCGACCTCGTCGTTGCTGGGCGCAGCAATCGTGTGAAGCTGAAGCAGCTGTTCGACGCGATGCTGATCACCGGCGGCGAGAGCAACATCTACTACAAGGATGTTGAATATCTCGTCTCGCAGAGGCTGCCGTGAGCGGTCGTCTTCGCGTTCGCTCGGCGCGCACGCCCTATCGCCGCGGCGGTATCGAGTTCGGCAATCTGCCGCTCGTCCTCGGACCGGAGCATTTCGAGCGGGGCATCGCGGCGCTGCTGGCGCTCGCGGCGATCGTGTCGGACCCCGTCCTCGCCGTGAAGTTCGCCGAGGCCGAGACGCCCGATGAGTTTCGCGATCTGACGCCGACCGAGATCGAGGCGATCGTTGAAGCGGCGGCGGAGGCCGAGGCGCAGGAAGATACCGAGCGGGCCGAAGAGGTCGCACAAGCGATCTTCGCCGGCCTGCTCGGCGAAATCGAAGCGCCCATCGATCCCGCTGAAGCCGAGCGCGCCCAGCGCCTCGCTGCGTCGATGGCTGCCGAAGCCGAAGCTGACCGCGTCGCCGCCGAAGCCGCTGCCCAAGCCGAGGCCGACCGCCTCGCTGCCGAGGCCGCCGCCCAGGCCGAGGCCGAC